TCTTCGGACGCACTAGCATCCTAGTCTACGGCGGCGCAGACGACCCCTCAACGATGGCGCTATCTGACAGCATATCCAACATTGGCTGTGTTGCACGAGACGCTGTTGTCTCCACTGGTAAGGACTTGATCTTCCTTGACGACTCAGGACTACGCAGCCTCTCCAGAACGATACAAGAGAAGTCGGCTCCTATTGGCGACATATCTAAGAACGTGAACACTGACGTTAAAGTGCTGTTCACTGCCGAGACTGGCAGTATTAAGATGCACTACTCTCCTAAGCAGGCCTTCGTGCTGCTGAACTATCCGTCAGTAGGGGTGGTGTACTGCTTCGACACACGGACACCGCTACAGGATGGCAGCTTCAGGGCTACAACGTGGTCTAGTATGGCTCCTCTGTGTTTCACCTCACTGGTTAACGAGGAGCTGTATTTAGGCGTCTCTACAGGCATAGGCGAGTACAAGACCTACACAGACGACACAACGAGCTATCAGCTAAGCTACTTCAGTCACCCGCTCAGCTTCGGCAGTACGTCTAACTTAAAGTTCCTGAAGAAGATTAACCTAACGACATTCGACGGAGCAGAGGCTACAGTGGTACTGAGTTGGGCATACGACTACTCAGGCAACTACTCGAAGCAGCCATACGTGCTACCTAAGTCTAACGTAGGACAGTACAACATCAGCGAGTTCAACACAGAGGCTGAGTACTCGTCTTCGATAGCACTGATTAACAGGCAGAAGATAAACGCTAGCGGGCAGGGTACGGTGGTAGCAGTAGGAGTAGAAACCACAGTAGACGGTAACGTCATAGCCATCCAAGAGCTTAACATTCACGCACTACTAGGAAGGACTGTTTAATGAGTAATTATACTAAGGCAACTAACTTTGCAGCTAAGGACGCCCTAATTAGTGGTAACCCTGCGAAGGTGATTAAGGGTACTGAGGTAGGGGCTGAGTTCGACGCCATTGCAGTAGCAACTAACAGCAAGGCTAACTTAGCATCGCCTACATTCACAGGCACAGTAACGGTAGCTGACCTCACAGCCACAGGCTCGGTAAGCCTCTCTACTGTAAATGGTGGTACATACTAATGAGCCACTATCACTCTGAACTGATACTGATGGCAGTAAAAGGTGGGTGGGCAGTGGTACAGGACTTCACCTACACAAGTGAGATGCTGAACAAGGACATCACAGTTCCTGCGGGGTACTTCACAGACCTCGCTTCAGTACCTCGATTGATGAGGTGGCTAGTCCCAGTAGCTAACGCTAAGAACAGGAAGGCAGCGGTGGTACACGACTACCTCTGCACACACGGAGTAGAGCTAGAGATTGTAAAGAGCCAGAAGCAGGCAGACTTAGTCTTCAGAGAGGCGCTAGGCGCTTCAGGACTAGGTAGGTTTAAGAGCGGGGCTATGTATTACCCGGTTAGGACATTTCAATGGATAACAGGATGGTTCAAATGAAAGCATTACTAATTACACTAGCAGCACTATCCTTGGCTAGCTGCACACAGCTTAACAGCCTAGAGATCACAGAGAACGACAACGCTATGGCGTGCGTCAAGGGCAATACAACAGCAACTAGCGGCCTGTTCGGCGGTAACGTCTCAGGCATCACGGTGGAGCTTCCTGCAGGCGTAGACACCTCAGGGTGGACGGCAGAGGACTGGAAGACACTAGCGGAGCTTTGTGACTAATGCCTAGAAGACTACTAGCACAGCTACGTCCTGCTGCGACGTCAGCGGTTACTTTGTTTAGTCCACCTACTAACAGGCCTTATAGCTTAGACTTGATAGTAGCAACCAACAACACCGCGAACTCTGTCGATATTACTATGTACCATGACGCAGCAGGCAGCACATACGACGACACTACGTGCGTACTTGCTACGACTCCTCTAAAGTCAGGGGAGACTTTGCAGTATGTACTAAGCGTGGGATTGGCAGACTATCGGTCGGCAGGTGGCCTAGGCGTTAAAACAAGCACAGCAGACAGTGTGAATTTTACAGTTTATGGCGAGCTAGAAGGAGAGTCTATATAATGACTATAAGACGGTTTCCAGTAAAAGAAGAAATGCAAGGCTTTGCTGATTATAATGATGCTACTACATCCTCAGCACCTATAGCACTGGCCTCTAACGTATGGACTGCTGTAACAAACGACGAGTCAGGTTCTTTTACTAACACAGCTTACTTACCGAGGGGCGTAGATTCTTTATTTTCTGGGAACAAGATTGACCCTCGGCAGCTTGAGCTAGGAGACGCTGTTTTAGTTCGTTACGACTTTACTTTAACACCTGCCATTAACGGAGCTTTCGTAGAGATCCGCATGACTCTAGGAACCGGAGCAGGAGCATATACGCTTCCTCGTCCAGTGGGTACTTTAAGTAACGGCGCAGGCTACGCTTATAAAACCACAGGAGAGTTCTACTTGTACATGGGAGATACCAACACTAGGGACAACCTTATAGGGCTTGAAGTAAAGTGTTCGGAGGATAGTTCGTTAACTAATGCAGGAATGGTAATACAGGTGCTTCGTCAATGAGTGTCAAGATATTTAGAGACAATAACGCTAATGCTGTGTTCGTCGCACAAGGCACTATAGGCGCATGGCCTTTTAACTGCTTACAGGCGGTGGGTAATGGGGATGACACGGTAAGCATAAAGAACTTAGCTAAGATGTACCCAGACGGCTCTGACTTCTTTGAGATTAGAGATGCTCTTTACTCTGTCTTTGTGAAAGACACAGGAGCTAGTTGGGGAGCTGACGAGACGACGGTAGTGAACGAGCTTAACGCTATCTTTGCATCGTCTGGTAGTTCTTCAAACAACGCACCGCAGATTACTTCTTCTTTGGCTGTTAGCTTAACGACAGGGTCTACCTTAAACTATGAGCTTACAGCTACAAACGGCGTAGGCTACGAATGGTCTAATCTTCCTGCGGGCGTGACTACTGTAGACGGTAATGTACGCAAGCTAATAGGTGGCTCTTCTCTAGCAACAGGCACTTATAACATAACAGCTAAGGCTATTAACTACTACGGAGAAGACAGTGAAACTATAGTTCTTACTGTAGCTAACCCTGCGTTTGCTGACACTAAAAGCGTTAGGTTTGACAATACCCAGTACATGGCTGCGACTCCTAGCGTTAGTCATCCTCTGTATAGAGCAAGCAACGGTGCAGGGGCGTCAGACGCTTGGACTATATCGTTCTGGCTTAAAGCAGGAACAGCAACCAACACAACACAAACTGTAATCTCCTTCGGAGGCAGTAGTAAGGCTAATGATGGCTGTGTGTGGGTGAAGTACGACGGAAGCAGCAATAACGACAGGATAGTATTTGAGTTCGGTACGCAGTTCAATCAGCTTAAACTAAAAACCCCTGCCAGTTCTGTTACATCAAATACGTGGGAGCATTGGGTAGTTACTTACGATGGCGGTTCCACCGGAGCAGCCTCTGGCTCTATCTCTGCGTACTACGGTAGGTTTAGTATTTATAAGAACGGCGTATCGCAGACACTGTCCACCACCCACTTAAACTACGGATACAGCAGCAGCGTGCCTGCTACGGAGTTCAGGATAGGAAGACGAGTGGGCGCTAGCGGTTACCTTAGAGCCACCTTGGTAGATGAGATAGCTCTGTGGGGTTCTGACCAATCTTCTAACGTAGCCTCTATATACAACTCAGGCGGTACGCACGACTTGGCATTACTAACAACCGCCCCTACTCACTGGTGGAGGATGGGTGACGGAGACACGTACCCTACAATACAAGATAACGTAGGCTCGCTTGATTTAACAATGCTAAACATGAACGTAGGTAACATAGTAACAGACACGCCTTAGGAGCTTACATGACAACAATAGCGGTGAAGAACGGAATAGTAGCATACGACTCAAGGCTCACTCAGGACTGTAGGGTACTGGATGATAACTTTAACAAGCGCCGAGAGAAGGATGGAGTGCAGTTCTTCATCGCAGGAAACATAACAGACGATGATGCGGTGATGCGGGGGTACTTTAGCGGTATTGACGTCAACGAGGAAGTAGAGGGTAGCCCAGAGGCTGACTTCCTCATAGTTGACGGTACTGACATATATTACGGAGGGGTGTGCGAGGAGGTCTTCTGGAAGATGAAGCTAACCACCACGACACCCTACGCTGTAGGCAGCGGGTCATCATACGCTATAGGTGCAATGGACGCAGGAGCAACAGCCAAGGAGGCGGTACAGATAGCATCCAGAGACGTATACACTGGCGGTAAACTAAGAACATACAAGATAACTCAGAAATAACTTGACATTTAGCCTTAAATGTGCTATTATATACTATATAGTCTTACATAGGATAACAACTTATGCCAACAGCAGCAGAAGCAGCGTTAGCAGGCTTAGACTCTACCTACGGAGGAGCTGTTAACGCAGGTGGCTTAGTATCATTACAGAACGCAGCAGAGGCTGCAGCAACAGGTAGCACAATAGCGTCAGCAGGTGGTTCCGCACTTGGCGGCCTCGGTGGTTTGTTGTCTGCTGCTGTTCCGGGTATGCTATTCGGCTTTGCCTTAAAAAAGATACTAGGCAGAGGCGGTCTCTTCGATGGTACGCCTACATACGAGAATACTCCTAGCGACTTAGCCGTAGGACAGGCAGAGGGGTTGTTCGACTTCAACGTCAATGGCGTAGAAGGTGGAATAGGAGAAGGCGCTACAGAGGTGGCTATAGAGGCTTTAATGCAAGCTCAGGCTACAGGCGACCCTGCCACTACTCAGGCGGTGTTAGACGTACTGAACAGTGTCGACAAGGACTTCGCTGAGAACGTCATCGAACTCACAGTAGGCAGCAACAATCCCTTCGTTATGGACTCTAGCTCTACTGCGGCTGCTCAGGCTGCATCACAGGCTGCTGCTGACGCTGCCGCTGCTGCTGAGGCATCTAATGCCGCTGCTTCTGAGGCGTTGTCTAACGTGTCTGCTGAGGGTGGTTTCTCTGCAGCCGAGGCTAACGAAGCCTACGACTTAATGCAGGACGGCACAGTGACGGCTGAACAGCTATCGATGAATACAGGCGTCCCAGTCGCTGAGATCAACGCTGCTGCTGAGCAGATAGCAAGCGAGCGAGCCGCTGCTGCTGCTTCTAGCTCGTCTAGCTCGTCTACTGACGCAGGCTTGAATGGCGACAGCTTGGGTGGTGATGACGACCTTACAGGAGATATAGACACGATTGCATCTTCTGTGGAAGGTGGTAACGCTGTCATACAGCAGGACGGAGCACAGCCAGAAATAGATATTACTGGATTGATCAGGACGTCTGAGCTAGGCGCTGACACTATGACGTTTGAGAATACGATCACTGGCGAGACCTTCAGCATCGACATGACCGACATTGACGGCTTAGCTCCTCAGGAGCAGGCAGCCATAGCTGAGGTTAACGCACGAACAGACAATACCCTAAACACTACTGACAACACAGGTGCAGGTAACACTACTGACGGCACTAACTCAGGAACTGCTACTGTCACTGGCGGCACAGGTAACAATACTACCGGAGCAGGTCAAGGCACTATCACACTATCTCCTAGCGGCTTACTAGGCGTTGCTAACGTATTAGACAGCCTCGATAACAGTAACAATAATATGGGGCCGTTTGAGACAGATACAACAACGACTACTACTGGAGACACCTTCTCAGATGCTACAGACACAAACAACACAGGAGAGACGCTGACAGTAGGCGATACTACTACTGCAGTTACTACTGGAGACACCTTCTCAGATGCTACAGACACAAACAACACAGGACAAACGCTGACAGTAGGCGACACTACTACTGCAGTTACTAATGGAGACACCTTCTCAGATGTTACAGACACAAACAACACAGGACAAACGCTGACAGTAGGCGACACTACTACAGTTATTAATGGCACTAATGGCACTAATGGTGCTGACGGTACTGATGGTGTTAATGGCGCTGACGGTGCTGACGGTGCTGATGGAACTAATGGTGCTGATGGAACTAATGGTGCTGATGGAACTAATGGTGCTGATGGAACTAATGGTGCTGATGGTACTGATGGTGCTGATGGCGCTGATGGCGCTGATGGAACTAATGGAACTAATGGAATTGATGGGATTGATGGCACGAACGGCACGGACGGCACTGATGGTGTTGATGGCACGGACGGCACTGATGGTGCTGATGGTGCTGATGGCGCTAATGGAACTAACGGCACTAATGGTGTTGATGGTGTTGATGGCGCTACAGGAGCTACTGGGGCTACTGGCGCTACTGGAGCTACAGGTAGAACAGGTGCAGCAGGCGCAACAGGAGCAACAGGAGCTACAGGCGCAACAGGCGCAACAGGAGCAACAGGTGCAGCAGGACGGAACGGAGTCTCCTTAGGCTCATCGCCCATCGCAGGTGGGTTCTTCGACACTGTCTTCGAGGTCGAGGACGTACTACAACCAGAGCTACTTCACTTAGCCAAACTAATCTACAGCTAGAGGATTGAATCAATATGGGTTTCTTATCAGGATTACTAGACAGCGCAGGTTCAATCTACGCATTCGATGACAGCATTAATCAAGTCGAGGCTATAGGTGAAGATCAGCTATCTGACGCTCGGTCATATGGCGCACAGTACCAACAGGACACAGCATTTAAGCCGTTTACGGTGACGTCTGGGCTAGGCAGCTCAGCAGTGAATGCTCAGGGCGGCGTTACACAGACGTTAGGAGAGGAGCAGGCTAACATACAGAACCTGCTACAGTCACAAGCTAACAGCTTCTTGGGCGCAGGTACCTTACAGGACTTCTACAACACTGGCGTTGACCAGTACGGACTAGGAAGCACAGCAGACCGCTCAGGAGCCGTTCTAGGAGGTTTAGACCAGACACTCAGTGGGTTAGGCCTAGGTAGAAGCAAACAACGCGAGAACGACCTTATAGGCATCCTACAGGGTGGTAGGGGAGCAGGCAGGGAGCAGGAGATATTTAATCAGCTTCAGGCAGTACAGGCCCCACAGCAGGAGCGTGATCGTCTAGCTATGGAGCAGCGTCTGTTCAATCAAGGCAGAGGCGGCGTACAGACATCACAGTATGGCGGTACACCTGAGCAGTTCGCACTGTCTAAGGCACAGGAAGAAGCTCGACTGGGCGCTTCAGTGCAGGCTCGTCAGCTAGCCAACCAAGAACAGCAGGTTGCTTCGCAGCAGGCGCTACAGGGTATTCAGCAGGGACAGGCAGAGACAAGTATGTTTGGTGCGCTAGGTCTGCAGGGTAATGAGCAGGCACTACAGCAGCTGCAGGCTGAGTCACAGGCTCGTCAGGCAGCAGGACAGCAGGCTCTACAGACACAGGGTCAGCAGTACCAGATCGGACAGTCACTACTCGATCAGTCTTACCGTCCAAACCAAGAACTAATTAATCAGCTTGAGCCGGGTGTCAACCTTGCTAACATCGCAGGTCTGGGGCAGCGTCAAGGTGCTGAGCTGTCGGCGGCACTGTCTGAGGCAGGATTGCAGCAGCGTGGTCAGGCACAAGCAACAGCGGCTAACCTCAGGTCTGACCAGATCGAGGCTATCCAGAACATCATATCAGCAGGTACAACAGCAGCGGGTAACTACGGTGCTAACCAACTAGCGCAGGGCAACACTGCAGGTGCAAGTGGTTTCCTCAATCAAGTCCTCTCAGGTTTATTCGGGTAAGGAGCAATACAGATGGCAGAGCAAATAGATTTACAAGGCTTACTCGGTGGCGTGCTCCCTGACCTAGCAACAGCAGACAAGGCTGAAGGACTACGTAGAGCAGAGAACGTAAACAAGCTAGGCGCATCAGCAGCCTACCACGGCCCTGCGCGTGAGCGTCGTTTGCGTCAAGGCATCGGTGGTATGTTCGGCTTGGATATGCGTAACGAAGCTGAGAAGGCTCGTGACGAGCTGAAGGCGCTAGGCGTCCCTGACACAGCAGAGAAGCACAAGAAGTATGCTGACGTACTTGATAAGGTTCAACCCGGATCAGGCGTTACGTACATGATGGCTGTGGCGCAGGAAGCCAGAGACAAGCAACGTGCAGACGCTACAACAACATCAGCAGGCGCACAAGAGACCAACGCAAATGTCAATGAACAGTATGAAGGCAGAAGGGTTGCTGCGATGGAAGAACAACTGGTTATTGAGAAGGGACAGCTAGACTTAGCAGAACTGACTCAGGAAGACCTCGTTGACTACCGCAACATGACTGGCGACCATACTGACAGAGAGTTGGACATCAGAGAGATGCAGGATAAAACAGACAATCGCATAGCTGACCTACAAGCGGACGAACTCGACAACCGCTCTAAGGCTGCTATACGCGAAGCCTCTGCTAAGGCAGGAGAGGCTCGTGTACTTACAGCTTCAATCAGGAATCTAGCTAACGAGTTTGCTCGCGTGGAAGTGACTAGTGGCGCATTAGGCACGATGAGGGAGAAGTGGGCTTCCATTACTGGTAATCAGGACGAGATCACAGCCCTGAAGACTAAGTTTAACCAAGTTAAGAACAACATGGTCATGGAGGCTCTACCGCCCGGCGTTGCATCGGATAAGGACATCGAGATGGCGATGACTGGCTTCCCAGATGATTCGTGGAATGATGAGCAGATTTCATCGTACATGAAGGGTATGGCTAAGCTAACAGCATTGACGTCAGCAGAAGCTGAAGCACGAGCAATACACTTAGCTGAGAACAAAGGTACCGACCACGGCTTCGAGGCAGAGTGGGCTAAGAAGATCAACGAGCCGGGCTTTGGAGAAGCACTAGCACAGCGTCACGGCCTGATCTGGAGAGAGAACTTAGACGAGAACGGTGTGCCTTTACGTCCTCTCTCCGACGCTGAAGTACAGCGGCGACTTGCGGAGGAGGAAGGAGCGAGGGCGGCGAAGTTCCAACGTCAGCGTCAGAGGTCTATTGATGACATCTCAGAGTTCATTAAAGGTGTTAATGGGCAGGGTATGCAGCCTAACGATCAGCCTACTCGCCCAACATTAGGAGTAACAGGGTAATGACAGATTATTCTAAGATGACAGACGAGCAGTTGGATGACATTATTGCACGGAATAGTGGCGGGTTTGATCGCCCTTCAGTTGACAGTGGGTTCTTCCAAGACATAGGCGGCTACCTCAAGAAGCACGGTGAAGTTCCGGGTGGTATTGGTGGAGCTATGAGCGGAGCTGCTATAGGTTCAGCAGTTATGCCCGGCGTTGGTACGCTAGTCGGCGGTGCTATCGGTGGAGCCTTAGGCTCTGCAGGTGGCTCACTGGCGTCTGACGCAGCAGCAGGCGAGGACTTGGACTTCGGAGACGCAGCTAAGGAAGCAGCCATCTCTGTGGCTATCGATGCAGGCACGTTCGGTGCAGGCAAGGTGCTACGTCCTATCGCCCGCGCTCTAAACATCACAGACGGTGGACTCACTGGACTGTTCAGGGCTAAGGGTGATCCTAACATGGCTGACGAGATCGTCGATATGTCTAAGATCAACGCCAACACGATAGAGAGCAAGCGCGTCACGCACCAGTTCCTAACGGAGCGTGCTAAGAACGGTGGCTTGTCAGCGGCACAGACAGGACAGGCTAGCGTCCTACGTAAGATGGGTGAGGGTTTAGCAGACATTGGTATCTTCTCAGGCGTCCTAGCGTCTAGGCGCATAACTGCTAACAACGAAGTTATCCACTCAGCTATTAAGGACTTGTCAGAAGGTTCTCTGGACGTCGCAGCAGACTTCACTACGAAGGGTGTAGGTCAGGTGTTGCACGGCGCTGTGGAAGCAGGGAGGTCAGCAGCTAAGTCTCTCATGGACGACGGCGTCAACTCACTGGTGAAGGAACACGGTCAGCGTACAGTGTCTACACTGCCAGTGGTGAAGGCCTTACGTAAGTTCCAGATGAAGAACACAGGGGACATAGCTAACACTGTCGGCGATAGTACACTCAAGAAGTCTACTGACATGATGGACAGATTGCTTGAGAGAGCGGGGCCACTGGCTACGGCTAAGCAGGCTGACCTGAAGTCGTTGATAGACTTTGAGAAGAGTTTGCAGCGTGACATCTCTCGTGCTATGCCTAACTCAGCCTTCAGCGATCCTGTTGCTGTAGCTGAACTGACGCAGTTGAAGAAAGCTGTGCAGGAAGGCATTACTGAGACGCTAGGGAACATCAGCCCTAATGCAGGAGCTGCTTACCGTACACTGAATAAAGAGTACTCGGATACGATGACTGACCTGTTGCCTAAGAAGCTAGGCAGGGTGTTTGCGGGTGCTGATGCGGGTGAGTATGATGCGTTAGGTAGGATGTTGCTAAGCGGAGGCAGTACCAGTGGCATCGAGATGATGATGAAGTCTCTGGATACAGCATACGCAGCAGCTAAGAAGGCGGGTACGGACATGACAGGCACAGCAGCTAAGAATGCTGACGATGCTCGTAGGTTCATTAGGCAGGGTTATGTCAAGAATCTCTTCTCTACTGTAAACGAGGCCACTGACTTGACTAAGTTCACTAACAAGGCAACGCAGCTCTCAACTCCAGACGCTATGGCGCGAGCTAAGGCTGTGTTGGGTAAGGACTTCAACGACTACAAACGTATCGTCAACGCCATCTCTGACACCAGTGAGAAGACAGGCAGTAGTTTCTTCCAACTGGCAATGCGTCAGAAGGAACTAGGCACGCTAGGTTCTGTTGGTGCTGTTGGTGTAGGCATAGGCGCAGGTATGGGCATAGCTTCTGCAGGCATGGTCTTACTCGCTCCTATGGTGCTGTCACGCATAGTGACTAACAAGCAGGCTGTGAACCACTTGCTAAGCCTGAACACACAGGTGAAGCGTGGCTTGCTTAACGACGATACTATCGCAAACGCAGTAGCTAGGGTTTTTGAATCACTAGACGACGACGACAAAGAAGCTATCAGAAGAGTAGGAGGCGGTTATGAGTAGAGCATTACCAGTACGAGGACAGCGAGTTAGTACTAATAAGAAGACTAAGAAGAAGAAGCCTAAGAAGAAATAACAGGCACAAAAAAAGCCCTATAGAGCTATCAACTCTATAGGGCTTTTTCTTTACCTAGATTTCATGCACCTTCGATACGTGCATCGTTAGCTCGTCCTTGCCGAAGCCTACGAAGAACTCAACATCCTCGAACTTCTCTAGCGACGGTGTCCAGATCATGACGTCGATGTAGTTGTCATCACTGAGGAAGTAGTCTTTCACCACTGGCGTCAGTCCGTGCGTCGATAGTGGCTTCCAGTCCTCCTGCGCCCCTGTCAACTGCTTACCGTTCAGCCCTGATCGTGGCTGTCTGACGTAGATCGTTCCAGTTGGTTTGTGCTTCGCAGCCATCCACACCTTCACCGTGTCGTGCATCAGTTCAGGCGGTGGTACGATAGTGGCAGTGATGTACTGCTTCCCACTCCTCTCCAGATGCACACCCACCTCTCGCTCCTCTTCGTAGTCGTTGAACTTCCTGACTACGTAGCCCTCACAGAAAGGCTCATCGATGATTCGATAGGGCAGGTGACCGTAGCCTCTGTCTCCCCACTCCTCACCCCACGAGTTAAGCATTATAAACGTCTTATTAGTGTCGTCGTAGCCTACAATAAGCATGAAGTGACCACCAATGTCAGGTATGTCCTTGCTTATCATGCG